CACTTTTAACTTAGCTTTATATACAAGTTCAGCTACTTTAAATAAATCAACTACAGCTTATACAACATCAAACGAAATTACTAACACATCAGGATCTGCTTACACTGCAAAAGGAAAAGCACTTACAAGTGTTACTCCTGCTTTATCAACTGATACTGCGTGTTGTGATTTTGCAGATATATCTTTTACATCGGCTTCTTTTACAGCTAATGGTTGTTTAATTTTTAACGATTCAGCATCAGGTGATCCAGCAGTTTGTGCGATCGCATTTGGTTCAGATAAAACTGTAACAAGCGGAACTTTTACAGTTCAATTTCCAGCAGCAGACGCAGATAACGCAATACTTCGTATAGCATAGGGAGGAAATCCTTATGGCCAATTCTTGGAACGAATCCGGCACAACCTGGGGTACTAATCGTTGGGGAACAACTAATGCATTTACATTAGGTTGGGGCGCTCAATCTTGGGGTGATTCTGAATGGGGATCACTTAATGATGTAACCTTAACACTTACTGGAGTTTCTTCTACTTCATCAATAGGCTCACCTACAATTACTACAGAAATAAATACAGGTTGGGGACAAGACGGTTGGGGTGTAGAAAATTGGGGTGCTTCTGGTTTAACAGTTCCTATTACAGGAGTTCAAGCAACTGCTAGTATAGGTTCTGATCTTGGTTGGGGAGATAATGTTTTTGGTTTTGAAAACGAAGGTTGGGGTGGTGAATATTTCTTAGTCCCTGCAGATGTAATGGGATTAACTGGAGTTTCCGCAACATCAACAGTTGGAAGTCCTACAGCAATATCTGATTTAATTTTAACTCCAACAGGTCAAAGCTCAACTTCAACAGTTGGTTCTGTAAACATAGACTTTAGTATAGACGTAGCGTTAACTGGTTTATCAACAACATCTTCTGTTGGTGCAATAGATCCGGCAGATCAAGTTATGGGGTTAACTGGATTAAGCACAACTTCTGCAGTTGGTTCAATGATAATTTCTACAAACCCTATTGTAGATATAACGGGTCTTTCTATGACTTCTTCTGTAGGTGCTTTAACACCAGCAGATGTTATGGGATTGACAGGAGTTTCTACAACTTCTGCAGTTGGTTCAATAACACCAGCAGATGTTATGGGATTGACAGGAGTTTCTGCAACTGCTAGTATTTCACCAATAGGTGTAGCACCATTAGGTTATGAAGATATTACAGCTACACAAAGTGCAAGTTATAGCTCAGTTACAGCTACACAAAGTGCAAATTATACTGCAGTAAATGATTGACAATGTGTTTAAAACAAATTAAAAAAAGGTACTAATTAGGAGTACAAAATTATGGCATCATCTTATACAGATCTCGGTATAGAACTAATGGCAACTGGCGAAAATGCCGGTACATGGGGAACAAAAACTAATAACAATTTATCTTTATTTGAACAGTTAACAGGTGGTTTTAACTCACAAGCTGTAACTGACTCAGGAACACCAACAGCTTTAACAATTGTTGATGGAAACACTACTGGAACAGCTCAACATGCAATGATTGAACTTACAGGAACTATTTCTGGAGCTAGAGTTGTAACAATCCCTTTAGATGTAGAAAAGATGTTTTACATCAGAAATTCAACATCAGGTGCTTACACAGTACAATTTAAATATGTGTCTGGTTCAGGAGATACTTTTACTTTTTCAGCAACCGATAAAGGCGATGCAGTTTTATTTGCTACAGCAAATGATGGCACTAACCCAGACATTTACACTTTACCATCAGGAACTGGTGATGGAGATGTAACTCTTACTGGAACAGAAACTTTAACAAACAAAACTTTAACAGCACCTAAAATTGGTACTTCAATTTTAGATACTAACGGAAATGAATTATTTTTATTAACAGCTACAGGTTCAGCAGTTAATGAATTAACATATGCTAACGCAGCTTCAGGTGCTGGTCCAACTTTTACTGCTTCTGGAGAAACAAATGTTGATATTAATATTAATCCTAAAGGAACAGGAGCTCTTAAATCAGGAACAGCCGCAGTTAAAATCGCAGGTAAAGAATCTATTTGGGTTCCAGCGCAAGCAATGTATCCTAATTCAACAAGCGGTTGTGCAGATTTAGCACAAGTAGAATTATCAAATGGACCTGAAATTAAAACACTAGATTTTGACAAAGACTCAGATGAGTTTGCACAATTTGCTGTTGCTTTTCCTAAATCATGGAATAAAAGTACAGTAACTTTTCAAGCATTTTTTACAGCAGATTCAACAAATACAGGAACTACATCCTGGGCAGTAAACGGTGTGGCTATCGCAGACGATGACAGTATCAATACTGCGTTCGGAACTGCAGTTGCACCAACAGCAAAAGCTATGAGTGGAACAGCAAACGATTTAGCAGTAACCGCAGAAAGTGGAGCAGTAACAATTGCTGGCTCACCCAGCACTAATGAAGAAGTTTTCTTTCAAATTTTTAGAGATGTATCAGAAGATTCTTTAACAGCTGATGCAAAACTATTAGGAATTAAATTATTTTTTACTACTGATGCTGCTAACGACGCTTAATAGGAGTTAGTTATGAAAAATATTTTTATAGAAAATACAAAAGGTCAGGAAAAAAAACAAACTAGACCTAAAACTAAATCTTTTGGTTATCAAATACTAGGATTTGGTGGTGGTAGTGTAAAACCTAAATTTGCAATAGATTATTTAGTTGTCGCTGGCGGTGGCGGTGGCGGAGATGACAATGCAAGCGGTGGCGGAGCAGGCGGTCATAGAAGTTCTTTTCCAGGTGGTACACAAATAGAATTCGAAAGCGGAACACAATATAATGTTACAATTGGTGATGGAGGCGGACAAGCCGGAAGAGGTAACGACTCAGTTTTAAATCACTTTGGATCTAACATTACATCAACAGCTGGCGGAAGAGGATCAAGAGATAATAATACAGGTCAACCTGGTGGATCAGCATCAGGCGGCGGTGGAGGCGGCGGAGTAATTAGAGCTGCCGGTGAAGGAAACGCAGGGGGTTTTTCTCCACCAGAAGGAAATGATGGCGGTAACGGTAACCCAACACCACCAGCTAGAGCTGGCGGAGGCGGAGGTGGATGCCGAAGCGGTGGTTCTGCAGGCGGCGGAGGAAGCGGCGGAGGCGGAGCTGGTTCTAACGGTAGTGGAAGTAGTTCACCAGCAAACTCTGGCGGAGGCGCTGGCGGAGGATATAACGGAGGCGGAACAGGTGGTTCTGGAATAGTTATTGTAAGAGGACCAAGCGCTAGAACTTTTACTGTAGCTCCAGGTACAAACAGTACAGGAACAACAGGAGGAGATAAAATAGCTACTTTTAATGTTTCTGGGACAATCATAGTAACATAATCATGTATTTACATTTTGCACAATTAGATTCAAATAATGTAGTGTTACAAGTAATAGCTGTAGCCGATGATATTCAAATTCCAAATGATGGTGGACTTTTAAAAGACAATCCTAAACATGTTGAGGGAGAAATATACGCAACAACTTTTGGACCAGGACCTTGGAAACAAGCTTTTAAAGATGGAACAAGAAAACAATTTCCATCTGCAGGTCATACATACGATTCAACAAACGATGTATTTATAGAACCTAAACCTTTTGAATCTTGGACACTTGATTCTAGTTATGATTGGCAACCTCCAATTGAAAAACCAACTACTCCCGATGACGCTTTGTATGATGTTTTATGGGATGAAGATAACGAAAGATGGATTGCACAAGGTTGTGATTCTTCAACAACAACTAAAATTTGGAACCCTAATACCAGTTCTTGGTCTTAATTAATTTGCATATTTTTAGTGTTTTGTTATAAAACACATTAATGAAAGTCATAGATAATTTTTTAAAAAAAGAAGATTATATTGTTTTAAAAAAATTTTTAATGTCAAATAATTTTCCATGGTTTTTTAATCATAGTAAAATTAAAGGATCTAAAGATTTATTTGATTTTCAATTTACTCACATTTTTTATGGGGACAATCAAATTAACTCAAATTATTTTAATTGTATAGAACTTTTACTAAATAAAATAAATCCCCATGCTTTAGTAAGAATTAAAGCTAATTTAAATGTTATGTCTCACAAACAAATAATTTATAAAAAACACAAAGATCAAGACTTTAAATGTAAAGCAGCTATTTATTATGTAAATACAAATGATGGATATACTTTATTTAAAAATAAAAAAATTAACTCTGTTGAAAATAGAATAGTTTTATTTAATAGTGATGAAGAGCATTCAAGTACAAACACAACAGATTGTAAAAGTAGGATTGTAATAAATTTTAATTATTTTTAAAATGAGTATATTAATAAATAGATTATTTTCAGTGCCTTGTTCTGAAACAAAATTAAATTTAAATATTAAAAACATAACAAAATATTGTTATAATTTAAAAGAAACAGATCTTGGTAGAAACGTATCAAATAGAGATGGTTGGCAATCAACTCAATTATTTTTTCCAAACTCTTTATCTAATTTAGCAGATGAAATATGTAAAGTAGGTTCAAAAATATTTTATGCTTTAAACGGTTCTGAAAAATATATATTAAATTTAAAAAACATGTGGATAAATATAAATCCAACGGGTGGATCTAATATTGTTCATATCCATCCCAATTCTTTTTTTTCAGGTGTTTTTTATGTGCAGACACCTAAAAACTGTGGCAACATTGTATTAAGACATCCATGTAATCACACAGAAAATGACTGGAAATATGAATTTTGGAATAAGCTTACATCAGAAACAACAACGTCAAATTATTTAAATGCAGAAAAAAATATGTTATATATATTTCCTAGTTGGCTAGAGCATTATGTTGAAACTAATAAAAGTGAGAAAGACAGAATATCTATATCTTTTAATTTAGGAGTTTTTAAAAAATGAGTTTAAATCATCACTATTGGTTTTTTAAAAAAGTTTTGTCTAATAAATTTTGTGACAGTATTATAAAACATGCTTTAGAAAAAAAACTTATACTTGGAACTGTTGGTAACGATGGAAATAAAATAAAAGATCTTAAAAAAACAAGAAACTCTAATGTAGTCTGGTTAAACGATACATGGATATACAAAGAAATATATCCTTTTATTCATTTAGCTAATAAAAATGCAGGGTGGAATTATGATTGGGATTTTACAGAGTCTTGTCAATTTACTAAATATTCAAAAAATCAATTTTATGATTGGCATATAGATAGTTGGAACAATCCTTATGACATACCAAAGGATCTTAATAAACACAATAAAAATAGAAAACTATCTGTAACAATTTCTTTAAGTAATTCATCGGATTATCAAGGAGGTGAATTAGAGTTTGATTGTGGTAATATAAAAAAGAAAAAAATTATAAAATGCAAAGAAATAAAAGAAAAAGGATCTATAGTTGTTTTTCCTAGTTTTGTTTGGCACAGGGTAAAGCCTATTAAAAAAGGAATAAGATACTCTTTAGTAATGTGGAATTTAGGACCTTCGTTTAAATGAAAAATAATTTTAAAATTTTAAAAAATATTGTTTCAAAAGAAATGCAATACTTTTCTTGTAGGTATCTTTATCTAAAAAGACAAGTTTTAAAAACTTTTAGAGAAATTAATTACATATCTCCATACTCAGATGAGTGGGGACTTTTTGGAGACGGGCAAGTAAAAGATGTTTATTGTTGTTACGGAGATTTGTTAATGGAAGTTTTGTTAGTAGAGTTAATACCTGTTTTGCAAAAAGAAATAAATAAAGAAATATTTCCGACTTATTCTTATTTAAGAATATATGAAAAAGGAGCTACATTGCCTAAACATATAGATAGACTTAGTTGTGAGTTTTCAACAACTTTAAATTTAGGTGGAGATGAATGGCCTATTTTTTTAGAGGATAAGGGTAAAGTACATAAAGTTATTTTAAAACCAGGCGACATGTTAATGTACAAAGGTAATTTATTAAAACATTGGAGAAATAAATTTAAAGGAGATGTTTGTTATCAAGTTTTTTTCCACTATAATTTTTTAGAAAAAGATCCTAAGAAAAAT